GTTGTTGTGCCATAACTTCCTGTGAGTAGGTCAACTCATTGTCTTCTTCAGGCATACGGTTATACTTTTGCTTCTTTTGCATAATTGCTCCTTATGGGTCCGACTAATCGGGTATCCATTTTGTTAAACTGCAAAAACTATTTTTTGTTTCTTCATAATTGCAGGGAGTGGTTGAGACATTGGATAAAGTTCTTCATCCTCGTCATTTAAATGATCATCAACCTCAACGGCTGCGACCTCTACATCCATCTCTTCTGATGGAATTTCGTCTGATGTTTCTCCTTCCGCTTCGGCTTCTTCTTGTTCGGAATCGTCTGAGGCTTGAACTTCGGTGTCCTCAGTGCCTTCGCTATCGGGTTCTTCTTCGTATACTTCATGGATAAGCCCACTCATTTCCATAGACATGAGGCCCATCTCTGCTTCACTTTGCATCTCCATGATATGTTTTAGTCCATGCCACTTAACTACATGGGCAGGGAGTACATATTCATCTGTGCTAAGATTAGCAGGAATATCGTCACGCACATTTTCTGCAGAGGAACCAATTGGAATTGGGTTACCAGATATTTCATCATAGCCAGATACCATTGGATCATCCATGCCGCAAGTGCAATCATCTCCCCCATCACAAGAACTCATCATTCCTCCGTGATAGGCTTCTACTGGCTTTAATTTTTCTAGCTCTTCCTCGTCAACTAATTCATTCTTTTGCAGAGCCAGTTGTACTTCACGTTCTGAAGGGGAAACAAAACCATCATCATCTGTATCTGCTTCCGCTACGTCTACCTGTTCTACCTCGTCTGCAATTTCTTTATCTTCTTCTGAGCGACCTTTCATGCCATCTCCTTTCGTTAGAAACCCCCCATCGCGTACCTGTGGGTTATACCAAAAAGTTTCAAACTCTTGTCTGCTAGGATTATTTTGTCTAATAAAATCTGTTACTCTATCAGACAAAGCCTCCATAGAAGGCCGACTTCCATCCCCCATCTGTCCCCGTGGATTAGTTGCTTCTGCGTTTCCTGCTTCAACTATATTGTCCAGAACTTTTTGAAGGGCAATTTTTCCACCATCTTTAAATATAAGAACAGGAAGTCGATAAGGCTCTCCATCAAACATATATTCTTCTGATACTATATCAGTTCGTTGCTCTTCTGGCTCTGGTCTTGGCATTGGCTTTAATGGGTATTGTTCTAGTAACTGTCTTTCTCTTTCAGCATCTCTTTCAGCCTGTTGTACAAAAAACTGATCCCCTGCTTCTGCGTTAGGAGATACATCTATTTCTTCTTCTGGTCTTAGTCTTGGTTTGATTTGTTCCATTACATTTCCTCTGGTGACATTAGGCCTGTTACTAAACCGCCTTTGTTAAACATAGTACTAGCACCACCTTTTATGGTACGTTTTTCGTTAGGGTCTATTACTTTTTGAGGAAAACTCCCAAATGTCTCTTCTATAAGACCAAGTGCCTGTTCCTGAGTAAGGTCACCTCTATCATAAGCATTCCATATTTGATTTACTTTTTGTTTATTAGGGAGTGTCTTTTTATCATCCATTAAGGTTCTAACAGCTTCCCATACAATAGACTGAGTTTCTCTAGGCATAAGGCCTCTATCATCTGCAACATCTCTATAAACATCAGCCGTAAGGCCATAAATTCCTTGTGCGCCATAAGGAGCCGAAGAAGACCCTGCAGTTCCTAGCCCTTGAGAAACAAGAGGATCGGAGCCGCCTAACGGCTTCATATATCCTGCAGCAATAGCATGAGTATCTATAGTTATGTCTCCAAAGTCAGAAAAAGGTACTTCTATATTGTTATAAAAATTTCTAACCTTATGCATTTCTCCTAAAGCATCAGAAATTATATTTAAATCCCCATTACTTTCTATAGATTTTACTGCTTTAGATATTTCTGTAAAACTTCCCCAAGAAACAGCTTTTGGTTTGCCGTTGGCGTTAAGTATAATTTCTCCAAGCTCTCCTTCAGGAGTAATTGATCTATGAGTTCTAGGATTATAGGCTTGATCATAGGCTCGTACCCACATAGCCTTTTGCATATCTGTTTCTAATTCTGCGTATGTTTTGCCTTTAATACTTTCAAAAATAGGTCTATTTTTTTCTTTTAAAAATACAGGGTATCGTTTAGCTACCTCTTCCATCTCCGTAGTAAAAGGCATATTTCTTCTATTAGTAACTACATCAACTACTCTTTCTGCTAAAGACACATTACTAAACCAATCCATCTGAGGAGATAAAGCGGCTATAGTTGCTGACATAGCAGACTGAGGCACACCATACTTATTAGATAACTCTTCTGATATTCTATTAGCGCCCTCGTACCAAACTTTAGTTCTATCCTGAAATTCTTTTGGTAATTTATCTAGAATAAACTCTAGATTTTTCTTTTGCATGGCCTCTACATACTCAACTCTTGCTTCAGGGTCTAATTTTTCAAGGCCTTTAAATGCAGGAAAATATCTACCTGCGTCTACTCCATCATAGTCAGAGGAACCATCTCTACGAGTAGCAAGAAAATCTACGTTTTTATCTAACGTACCTGCCTCCCTCATAACATCAGTATCAATTACTAAATCTCTATTGTAGGTTTCAGGAAGAATAACTTTATTTTCTTTTGTTCCTTTAGTAGGAACTCTAGTAGAAATACGATTACCTAGAAGGTCTTCTGTTTGTTCTACTACGGTAGCAGGTACGGTATCAGTTTTACTATAGGGTTTTCTTGGCATATCTGAACCAAGTACACCTGCTTCCATATTGATTTGTTCTACTTCAGCGTCATCAAGTACCCTGTTTATTTTCATAGAGCCACCAATAAGCCACTGGTTAGGGTTACCTGCTTTAGTATTATAATAATAAAAACCACCTTCAGGTATTTGATCTGTTATATGGGCTGTTTTAGGGTCAATAGAACCATCTTTTCTTATAGAAGCTCTGGCTGTTGCTTCTGACTGCCAATCCACATCGTTAGGCATTTCAACTTCTGCCCAAACAGTATCTTCATCACGTAAACGCTCATAATACTTAGTTTCACCTGCCTTTGTGTACTTTATTTCTCCCTTTTTATTTTTCTTTCTGGAGACAGTTTCACCTGCAGCTTTTAACTTATTGTATTCAGCTTCAGTTATTGAAATATTTTCTTTTTCTACAATTAAATTATTTGCTCCATCCGCTTTTAATTTATCATAAGTTTTTTTTGAAATTTGAAATTTAGAACCAATATGGTTTACCCACGGTAATTGTGCAGCATGAAATCCGGGGCGATATGCAAGTTCACCTATTTCAGATTTAACTTTACCAGATTTCGATAATTCTCCTGCTATTGCAGGAACCCAAGTATCTAAAGGAATAGCAGTTTTAGCATCTACATATAAAGGAAATAACTCACCAGTTTCTCTATTTATTCTAAATAACTTATATCCTTTTACAGAATTTAAAGGAGGCGCACCATTTTTACCCATGTTAGCTGCTTGATATGCGGCTACAGACATTAACTCTTCATTAAGAGTATCTAAGTTTTCATCATTTAGATCAGAATCATTTACTTTATCTTTTTTAATTTTTATATTGCCCCCCATCGACCCTAAAGCATTAGCATCTATTTCAAGTTCAGGAAGAGCGTTAGCTAAAGACCTAACACCTATTGCGGCAGGTACTAATTGTGATGCAGTTAAAGCATCCCCAAATACGCCTTCCTTAACATTATTTATTTGTTCTGCAGTAGCCTCTTCGCGTGTAACTCCATACACATCCATAAGACGTTCATCTAGGTCTTTGGTAAATAAATCTTTAGTTCCTGTATATACATCGGATACTACTTCTTTGGTAGTTTCTATAGGAGCTTTAACAAAGTCTTTAGCCCCTTCATACATACCTATACCCATGTCTTTAAGAAACCCTAATTCATCTTCATTGAATTTTTTAGCAATGGCTTCTCCTGCGCTTTCACGCTGATTATCAAAACCAATAATATTATCTCCAAGAATTTCTAAAAAACTTTGTTCTTGTTCCGTAGATTCTAGATTATCATTATCAGAGCCAAATAAGGTTTCGTATACACCCATTATTCTGCACCTTTAAGGGTTTCATGTCTAAGAGTAGCTATCCTACGAAGCTCTGTTATAGAGCCTTGTATTTCTAGGATGCGGTTAGGGTCCTTGCAAGTTTCTAGAAGAGTACGCAGAACCTCAATCCTCTGGTCTGCATACCCTACTAAAATATCAAAGTGGTCCTTGTCATTCACTAAAGGTAACAGGGACCTATAAAATTCTTTATTCATTACTTTTTCTTTAAGCATTTACCTGCTTTTTTACACTTCATCTTTGTCTTACACGTTTTGCAATACTTCATTGAATTACCTCATTTGCTGTGGGTGGGGGTTGATCTGGCTGTGGTGCGTTACCACCATTTGCTCCACCACCTGTTCCCGTAAATCCTTGAGTATCAGGTGTAGGTGCTTGTGGCGCTCCTGCCCCTTCTGGGACGGGGGGAGTAGGTTGCTGTGGCGGTTGAGGCATCATAGCCTGTATCTCTGCCATCATCTTTTGTTGTATCGCGGCTTCCCGTGGATCATTTAGTATCTTGTCTTCATCTAGGTCCATACTGGAAGCAAGTTCTCGTAGGATAAAGTCATACTTAACAAATGGAGCCATCTGTGGATTAGCAGTCATTTGCATAAACTGTAGTAGTCGCTGACTTCGTACCTCGTTACGCATCAGGCTCTCTGTGCCTCTAGCTTTTACATCCAAGTCTCCAACAAACTCTGGATCAAAATTAAACTGCATATTGAATGCAAAGAGACTTTTTCCTAGAGGCCCTAACAGATAATCATCAATGTTCCTGACCACTGCTTTGATGTTTTGCGCTGCAGCCCCCATGAGCATAGACATACCACTGGCAGTTCGTCCTACCCCACCTACGGCCCCAGAACCATGCGAGTAGCTAGGTATACCAGTAGCCTCATCAGCTAACTGTCTAGACTTATCAAACATCATCAAAAGCTCTTGGCTTACGTTGGGGAACTTAGTGCCAAAGATAGCCTGTCCGGGTGCTCCTGCCTGTCTCCTAAAGACTTTACCGGGGTATACTTGTAGGTCTTGACCGGGTACTAGATTAGTTTCATCTACTTCGATAAGAAGGTTACCAGACAAGGCTCCATTATCTACCGCCATACGCATAAAGCCATTCATAAGCAGTTGAGTGTCTGTCATATTTTCAGCTACACCAATACCAAAAAATGAGTAAGGATTTAGCTCATATGGCACTGCTAAATATGGAATGCGGCTAGGAGTAAACGGATTTAATACTAGTCTTAGTATCTGTCCATTACATACCCATATATTTACCTGAACTTGATCTTGATCTGCAAATTCATCAGGTAGTTCTAAGTCTGCCTCTTCTGCTAGTTCATTATCCAGAACTCCCCAATATTCTAAAACCTCAAACCGATCCATTTGTTCAGATACGGTATCTTCTTCTAAGGCGTCTTCCCAGTAGCTACGGTAATAATCTGCCCCATAATCAATAGCTAATTCTATAGACTCCTCTCGAAAGTGGGGACGCTTCTTGAGATTGCGTAGTTGAGAGCGATTAAGTCTATGCCGCTGAATAGTAAACTCAGCTTCAGACATATTTCGTGCGTCAGGGTCTGGATAGAAATCCCATATAGAAACATACTCCATCTTTGGAATAGTTTCCATTATAGGAGTATACTCTCCATCCTCATTCCAACGTGGATATTCTTTAGATTGTGCAAAGGGGCCTTTCATTACCCCTGTACCAAACAAACAAGTCTCAAACGCTACAGAGCGTAGGTGTTTAGGGGCTTCTGTTTCATCCAATTGGTCGTGCATTAGCTTTTCCATGCGCTGTGCAGCAACTTTGGCAGGTTCAAATACCATTGAGCCTTGAATGTTGGAAGTATCTACCTCTAATTCGTCTTCGATAGGGCCAAGTTTGTCTTTATATACTCCCAAGTCTTTTGCTATGTCGGGCCTAGCAATATTGTAGGGAACTTTGTAGTCTAAATTAGCCTGTTCTTTGACTTTTTCTGTAGTAACTCTGTTTGGGTTAAAAGTTACCGTATCTTCTACGTTATTTGGAAACTTTCTGGATTCAATTCCAATAGGAAACTTTGATCCTGCAAACAATACGTCTACCACTTGGGCATATGCCGCCAAAACTTTAGTTTTAGTTACTTTGATAAAGGCTTTTGACTTTTCAGTTTCCGTAAATTGTACATCAGAGCTATAAACGCCCCTATAATTTCTATATGCATCTAGCCAACGGTCTTCATCAGACAGTCTAGCGTCTTTTGCACGTTCATATTGACTTTTTATGTAGGCAACAGTGTTAGAAAGCTCTATATTTTGCTCTTCTGGGTTACCATCCTCTTCTACAGACATAGCCAAATCAGTGTCTATTGCGTCTTCAGGTAAGGGTTTGTCCATTAATGCCATATTTAGTATCCAAAAATTGAGTCGGCAGGTCGCCAACTTTGTTGAGGTACACCATTGCCCATATCAAAGGGAGAAAATGCCTTTGGTCGGCTCATAACGGCATACCGAATTGAGTCATATGTATGTCTTTGCTGCGAAGTTCTAGCGTCGATATCATCACCGCCTTTAGGGTCCGAAGGAATTATGGGTAAATCTGCTATAACTTGTCTACAGGTATTAAAAAACTGTATCCCTGCCATCCCCGTAACTTCATCTACTTTAAGAACTTCGTGTAATCTGTTCTTACCTGCTACCCTAGCTCCGCTGCTTCTATCACTAGGCCTCCACCTACAGCCCTGAGATATCATTTCCTCTGCTATAGATGGGCCAATTTGCCCTCGTTGATGCCAACAAGAGCTATCCAGTACTCCGTACTGTATCTTTTCTCCACCTTCTGCTTCTAACACGGCTCTAGCTAAGTCTCTGCCTGTGTGTTTAGATACATATAATTCCCTATAACAGATTAAGGTGTCATATGAAGGGTCAATAGCAAACCAATGAACTGAGCTAAAACTAGAATAGCCATAATCACATGACCTGAATCTGGTCCAATCAGTTGGAATATCATATGGTTCAATAACGTGATCTTTTTGCCTAAACTCTGGAAAAGCCGCCCCATCTGCTACTCCCCAATCTCCTTCTAGTAACTGCCTACGCTGCATCTCTGGTAGAGACAACAGGTTAGCTTCATACTGACCACTTTCCATGAGGTAGGGATTGTCCTGCAAACTGGCAGGGATAAACCTACGATAGAATAGTGGCTCCCCTTCTTTGGCATGG